AGACGCTTCGCCAGTACCAATCTCTTCTAACCTTAGATCGTTTACATATGTACTAGCCATGTCATTATCCTATGCCGCAATGTCCGTCCAAGACGGTGTTTGTGAGGGAGTTATAGCAGAGAAATTTGGATTTTGCGAGGGTGTGATTTCCCCCCAAACAAGAACTGAGCCAACTGAACCCGTAGCCGAAAAACCCGTCACGTTAGCATTGGCGTCACCCTCTGAAGTAACTGTGCCAACAGAGGCTGTTCCCGCAGATGGTCCCGTAACCGTAACTACCGCGCCAACTGCAACAGTTCCAACAGCCCCTGTTCCTGCCACGCCCGTTACAGCGGTATCTACAGGAATATTGCCAAATCCCGCTATAGAGTTATTAGCTAGTGGGGCAAACCCTAACATTAACTAGGCTCTGTGGGCCAATCGCCCCCGCTACCGTCCATATTTGGCCCTGTCAGGTTGGGCCAGTTGGCGTGTGTGGTAATGTCTCGCAGGGCGGTGCGATACGTTGACCAAGCAGACGGTACAGAACCACCTGCTTCAAGCGCCTTAGTCACCACCCAATCACAATTAGCCAACCGCTTATTGCGCTCATCACGATTGCGTTGCGCTGCCGCTGCGTTTTGGCTTGCAACATAAGCTGTCTTTTCGCTGTTAGTCATGTTTACAACACGGCGCGTGTACACCTTGCCATCTAGCAAATATGGCGTAACAACTTCGCTCTTCTGCGTGGCATGGTCATAAGCTAAATACTTCACTACATCTACGCAGGAATGATTAGCCATCCACGTTGAGTCTGGGCCACCTTTGTAAAAGCGCGTGTTTGGAAACAACGCAGTGTGATCCCCAACTGCAACAATCGTGCTGCCACTTAATTGTGCTATCATCATTTCTATTGTCCTTTATCTGCGAATGGTTCTGTGTCAGGGGTAAAATTACCTGTGTGACGAATAAACCGTGACACTCTTAATTCATCAATATACCCATACCATTTTCCGTAGGCTGACGTATCCCAACCAGTTCCTAAGTTTCCTATTCCTGCTTGTAAATTTTGGTCGGTGGCTGTTGTGTAGGAGACAGAGCCACTACTGGCTAAAGTGCCATCTATGTATAACTTAGCAGTTGTGCCATCATATGTAGCACAAAGATGAACCCATTGATTTAAAGTTCTTGCGTTATGTTGAGGTTTAGCTGAACCTATTTGGAGCAAATAAACACTACCTTCAATACCAAGAGCAACCCGCCCTCCACCGCCAGAAAGACCTTGAGCAAATACAACTTGATTTGCTGCTGAGTTTGTACAATACGTCCACACCTCTATGGTCCAATTATAAGCAGGTAATAATGCGCTACCTGAAGTATTAATAAGCCCTTTATCTCCATCACCACCGGGACTATAGAATGATGCTGTGCCAATTTTCTTTTGAGCTGTGCTAGTTACTGCATTACCTTCTAAGGCAATGTTGCTTTTTGCTACTTGGTCAATCGCCTGACCATCTGCCATGTTTAGCAGCAGCTTGGTGTTGGTGATGGCTGTCAATGGGGCTGTTGGAACAGTGTACGTTGATCCAGAATACACGGCAGAAGTTACAATTCTTGCATCACATATATAGCCTAGTATCGGGTTGGCGATATAGCCGATGCCAAACTCGTCGCTTTGACCAGAAAAGTAACTTGTTGTAATATTGTCTTTCGTTCCAACCTTTGCCCCATTTACATAAATGTATAAGCTTGTTCCAGAGCGAACCAAGGCTAAATGGTTCCAACAGTTTCCGTGAATGGCTCCACTGACATATGGCCCACTGTTTGAGTGATCCCCATCATCTGAAAACACATCCCCTCCAGAAGCTTCAAAACTTAAATGTATATAGCCTGTTCCTGATGGAGTGTCACCAATACTAACCGTTCCATAGCCACTTGTTTGTGTATAATAAAGCCAGTACTCTAACGTAAAATTTTGATTTATAATATCTGCTGCTGTCCAAGTTGCTCGGAGAGTATCGCCCGAACCATCCATGTAGGCACTAGCCCCGTTCACCGCTGCGTCATACACACTGCTGGTCAGGAATGGGCCAAATGCTGTGACTGCTGAATTGCCATATGGTGTAATTGTGTGAGCAGAAGCAGAGTTATCAAGGAACCTGTTGCTTTGACAAGTTAGTAGCTTGGTGTTTGTGATTGCCGTGAGCTTGCTTGTTGGTGCAGTGAAATTCCCTGTGTATAAAGCTGTACCTTTTATGATTCTAATATTACTTATTTGACCCAGAAAATACTGAGCGTAGGTATCGTTTCCTTGCCGACCAACACGAAACGGCAAGTTTGTATCAAAGATTGCCCCGAAAGTTCCTGTAACTTTAGAAGCACCATCCACGTATATTTGGATGTTGTTACTGCCTGTTCCATTTTTAACCACAGCAATGTGATGCCACTCACTTTCAGTTAAGCCAGAACTTGCCGCAGCTACCCCTATGGTTGTTACGCTCTCTCCCCCATCACCAGAAAAATATGCGTTTAAAGTTCCGTTACTTTCTAACCTTAGACCCCACGCATTTTGACCGCTGTTCGTGGTAAAGACGCTAAAGAACCACTGTGTTCTAGTTATGTCAGCTATTTTTGCAAAACATTCCCACGTAAAATTTCCTGTACCTAAATCCCAATCAGCACTGTTAGCCGCTTGAAGATAATCACCAGTGCCATCAAACGACACACTCCACTCACCGTCAGGCCTAGCAAATGGCCCAAAGCTACCTTGCGTTATATTGCCAGCAGCCGTCACTGTATAGTTATTTGCAGAACCATCATCAAACGCATTGTTCACACCGTTGTTAGCACCGTCAAAATGACTAAGAAAACTAACACGATTAAACTGATCGTCTGATGCCCCGCCAGCAGCCGCACTAGAAGCGTTGGCCCCAAAACCTAAGACGTTATAACCAAAACCTGACATTTTATCCCCTACGCATCGTTCGCTGCATCAGTTGTGAATAACAACTTTACACCCAATAACCGAGCATCCCCTGTTTGAGTATCCGCGCTAATGTCCCTGTTAATTTGAAAGAAACACATATCCGCCGCAGCGGGACTTCCCGCGATTGTTACTGCACCACTTTCTGCGCTTACCATCAAATCATTTGACGTACCAGAAAAGGCCAACGCCGTTGTTGCTACCTGAGTACCAAAAGCTGTATTTATGCTTTCATCGCTTGTTATCGCCACACCCGCTAATTGCCATGCTACCGTGCCTGTATTTGTCCCCGTTACCGTCCAGAAAGGTTGAAACGTAACAGTGCCTTCGTTCCAACTCTTAGGAAACGCTACACTAAACTGAGCAAAATCATCGGCACCATCAGCAAAGTCCAACACTTTAAGATCAGGGCGAAGAGCCGTTGTCTCGACTTGCGTTAAATCAGAACATGGATTGGTCGTGCTGGGATACATAGCAGTTGCAGGGACATAAATGCTTTCTTTTCCTGCGACTTTAGCCGCAACACCACCAACGGTAAGTCCATCTGTTTCTAACGTTCCATCAATATCTGCGTTGCCAGAAATATCTAACGTAGCCGCGTCTAACTCACCTGAGATAGTAAGATTTCTACCACCTGTTAAATCTTTGTTGCTGTCTACAATTACAGCCTTACTTGCCGAAACTGTTCCCGCAGTTATGCCATCTACTAAATTTAATTCTGCCGCAGTAGACGTAACTGCGGTAGAGCCTAAAGTGAACTGACCTTCAGGAACAATAAGACCCGCTGCGCCACCAAGAATTAAATCGTCTGCGCTTGCATCCCACTGCATAAACGCACTAGCCGCATCTCCGAAGAACTTTACATCGTATCCCGTATCATCAACGCCTACCGTTAATGTAGCATCTAGCTGAACTGCGCCATCAATATCTACAGCATCAAGGTTGGTCGTTCCATCAATGTCTATATTGCCGCTAATGTCTAAAGACCCAAAAGTTCCAACGCCTGTTGTGGTAATGTTGCTTGAACCGTTATTTATTGCGCCAAAGCCAGATGTAATAGACCCTGAGTTTAACGCGCCAGTAGTTACAATATTACCGCCGCCTACGCTAATACTAGAAAAGTAAGTAGATACCGTGTCTACGTTGGTCATACGCATTGTGCCAGCATCGTTAATTAAAATGCCGTCACCGCTTGCTACCGCCGTGGTTCCCCTAGCTGTACCACCATCTATTAGGTTAATTTCGGCAGTGGTGGTTGTAACCCCATCAAGAATATTAAGTTCAGTTGCTGTTGAGGTTACTGCTACATCTTCATTAATTTTAGGCGCAGTAAGCGTTTTATTAGTAAACGTCTGCGTTGCAGCAATCCCTGCGATTGTATCTGTAGTCGCGGGAAGTGTTAATGTCACGTTTCCGCTGAACAATCCGTGAGCGGGAGCTTTTATCTCAGCATAATGCGCGTTGCTTGACTCGCAATAGAACTTAACAACAGACTGTGATCCACCGTTCTTTAGGTCAATAACACCCGTTGAAATTGCTACATTGCCGCCAGCGGTAATTGTTCCTGTCGTAGTTAA